ATCGCATCCTTAACACCCGTTTTTTCTAAATCCTCTTGTAAAAGGTTTCTGATGTATTCTGCCTCTGTATTATCTTGGTCAAGCATATCATCTTGGATATCGAACCATTTTCCACGCCCAAATGTTGCTTCTTCTAGTTCGGCAACGCTTGATTCTACTGCTTGTTGTGTGGCTGGTGCTATAATTCTTGAACGCTCTGCATTTCTTGTTCTATCAGTAGCAGACCATATTCCACGCCATATACGATAGTATTCATCCCACTTAGGGGTATGATTTATCTCTCTATGTGTTCTCCAACCATCTAATCGGTACATCAACCAACTTGCTAATGCTTGAAACTGTTGCTCTTTATTGTCCATATATCCCTTAATGTATACTTGTAGTAATAGGTTCTACTTCAATCGCCCCATCCATTATCATCTTACAAATAGATAAATCAACTTTATTATCATTTGGTACTAAAGACGGGTCAATATCATTTGCAAGATTTGCAATAATTGAACACGCAGCTACATACCTAATTTCTAATGTAGATATATCAGCACTAAATGCCAAAACATCTTCATAATCTTTGTCGTTTAACTCTTCAATATCCTGCAACATCATCTAATGGACTCCATTCATCTTCTAATTCTATTGAGTGGGCGAAATCTGCTACGCTCACTTGATCAATATAGGCTAACGAGTCGAGTAAATCGTCATGTGCTAACCGATTTGGAAAATCTAGCATCTGTCCTTTAAAATGTTTCCAATCTATCTCTGGATTAAAGGAAATCTGCCCATGCTCCATTCGACCCTGTAACGACCAAGTAATCCTGTCTATCTTTTTTTTACCACCGTGCCTACACTCAACTAATGAAATCCATTGATTTTCGGTTCTCATTTCATCTTCCAAATATGGTAAGATGGCGTTACGCAATGCTCCAGTTTCAATTCCAACAGACTTAGACTCTACATCTATAGCCGACATAAGAATTTTTCTTGCAGTTTCTTTAATATTCCATCTGCCATGGATTATGTTCTTTACCCACCATTTATCTCTATCAATCTTAACTATAGATATGGCAGTTTCATCCAATCTTGAACGCTTTAAATTCCTTTCTTTTTCACTCTCTTCAAAACCAGCAGGGTCTACGGCAATAACATAGTTCCCATCTTTTGGTTCTTCATCTACTTTAAACCACTCTTCTCTGAATATACCACCACTAAATGTTTCAAATGATGCTTGAAATTCCTGTCTGAACGACATTGAGGACATTGATTTACTCGCTGCCTCTATTTCTTCTTTTGGTAAAAAGGGATTGGCAATTGATGTAAACTGAAAAGCATCCCAATCATCATCTTCTTGGGCATCATTGTACAGGTCGAAAAAATGATTCTTACCTGCTGGTGTACCTATAAATAAAGCCCTACCCTTGACATCTGCCAAAGTTGGTCTAATGATCTGCTCCCAAACGACAGGCTTCATAGAAGCGTATTCATCAAGAACGACATAGGATAATCCCACGCCCCTCAAGGTTTCTGGTCTATCAGAACCCTTTAAATATATTTTCCTACCATTTATCAAAGTAAGAACAGCTGTGTTCTCGTATGCTTGGATAATTAAATCCTTTCCTAAATCCTTTAACATCGCCCACATTATATCTTTGGCTTGTTGAAAGGTAGGTGCTATATAAAATACATCCTTTGATTCGGACTTTATAGCATTTATAAGTAATAACCAAGCAGATAGGTAGGATTTACCAAACCTTCGACCTGCTGCTACTATCTTAAACCTCTTGTCGGATTTGAATATTTCCAACTGTGCTGGGTGCAAGTCGATATTTAATTCAGCCATTTTGTAAATTTACTATTACTTCATCATCATCCTTTTCTATGGGTTCGATTAGTTCACTCTCTGGAGTCGCATCAATGTGTTGTTGTATGCTATCCAGAGAGGAAACATTTATTATCACTTGGGCATCTGCTTTTGTTCGTGTACTATCTATTGCCTTGTGGACAGGCAAGATTCGATCAAGGCACATTTTGAGGCAATGTACATCTCCCTCTATAGCTTTTGAAATTACCTTCTCAACTATCTCTGGAGATTTTGAGGACATCAACTCTCTTGCTAAAGCAGTATATTTGTTGACAGAACCTTTAGGTCTACCTGCTGGATTCAAAGGTTTCATTCCCTTTTCAAAGGTAGGATTACCTCGCTTTTTCTTGGATTCTGCCATAAGGCTCAGATTAGAGTTATCTTGGGGGTATTATAACACATTAATGAGAATGATTCTCATTTTCTTTTAGGATAAGTTGAAATTCTGTTTTTTGTGTGTTGGGGGGAATATATATTGTATGGATACGGTAGTGAGCCTCTCCCCCCACCTTTCCTTGTTTCGCTGAGAGTGGAGAGGTGCTTTGCTCTTGCGGGAAATAATGCTGGTGATAAGGCTGGAAATAACAGAACCTTTGCCAGTTCAGTTATTCTAGGCTTATCCTAGCATTATTCACGCCAATCTTATGCGATAGCATACCTTTAATGGCTGGGATGTCGGGCTTCTAGGGCGACTCCGACAGGATTTTTTATTGCGAATGATTCTCATTAGTAAATGCGAATAAATATCAGAGGGATTCACACCCTAAGAGAAAGAGCCATCACCCAATGAAAGAGCAATATAAAAAAATTAGTATTTATATATTGAAGATGACTCTATAAAGTAAGTTAGATTTTAGCCGATAAAGAGAATAATTTGTAAACTTTCGATTGAACTCAATTCAAGTTAGATTGAATAAATAACCATCTAATGCCAACCTATTTGGCAGATTTTAATTAAGATATAGGAATGGAAAGACGAAAAAACATACTTTCCTAAGAAGAAAAAAATTTTATTATCATTTACAGGAGTAAATAAGTTATGAAAAAAGTAAAAATTATAAATACTAAAGTTTGGAATAAAAAACTTGACCATAAAAACATGGACATTATATCAATGAACTATGGCGAACACTTCGCCGAAGATATGCATTGTTCATTTTCTTTTAAGGTTCGCAATGGTGTTAAATATTTTGAGGTATTAGAAATTTTCGACAATCATGAAAAGATTGTTGATAGGACTTCCAACTACAGCGACAAAATTTTGACTGTCTTTTTTGAAATGGCAGACACTAAAACCATTGAGAAATTTCTTCATAGCATGGAGAGATTAAACTTAATCGGCGACGAGCCAAAGGAAGAAACAAAAGAAAGTTAATTTAACAAGGGGCATATAGTCATTTATGATCATATGCCCCGATTTCAAGGAGAATTAAAAAATGGACACAGAAAATTATACAAACTTCGAAACCCCCAACTATCATGGACAAATCAAAAACGATTGGACACATTTTTGGTTTGAGTCTAACGAAGATGGGGAACTAGACGGCGGAAGTGCTGACATAGATTTGGATTATGATTACGACGGCGAGAAACACACATTATGTGGCTGGGTGATTTATGATGTTGATAACTGTTTCGATGTCGCCGAAGAAGTAAAACAGCACATTAATAAACTTTTTGAAACTTGGGAATTTTCCCCAACTCTTTTAGGAGATTAAAATTATGTCTTGTTATATAGTTGAACCCGAACACATTGCAGAACTCGTTAAACACTTCGAAAGTCTTGGGGCTTATAAGCCATCAAGATGGTGGAACTTATACAAAGGCGAACAAATAAAATTTCGTGAGGAATTTTCCGAGCCTGTTAATGTTGCTTTTCATTTAGCCTTTGCAAATATTTATAGTTACAATTCACGCTATCCCGATTACAAAAAAACCGAAGAAGATATACATTTTTTGGAGATGGTCGAGAACGCTATGCAAACCCCAAAGAATCATTTATTAAAATGGAATGAGTTGATTAATATGTGTAATTGTTTGGACTATCAGTCTTGCGACTTCAACGACTACACCAAAACAGATGCCTATTTTATTTTGGAAACCATCAAGGGTGCTTTTGTTAATGCGTGGAGTAGAGAAGTAACAGACGAAGAAACGCAAATAAGTTGGGGGTATCCTATGAAATAAAAAAACCTGTAAAAAAATAAACTTTTCCCCCGACTCATTCGGGGGTTTTTTTTGTCCGAAATTCGCACCAACAAACAAGGCGTTAGCCTTACCTTGTTTGATGCTTTGCTTTTTATTGCGTAGCAATACCAATAACTGAGCGTAGCGAAACCTTAACTCTTTTGCTTTTGCTTTTCATTTACTGAGCGATGAGCGAAACCTTACTTAGCCCGAACGAAGTGAGGGCGAAAATTTTTAGCAAGATTATTTAGTGTGATTTAGTGTGTGCCTTGCCACATTCTGCTAAGATCGTGGCAAGGTTTCACACTTTAGAATAAGGATTGCTGTTCCAGTGGCTTGATATATTCTGTCAATCTTTCGCCCACTTCCTCAAGAATACCATTAACAATATCTTCCTTAGTAGAATGAGCAGGAAACCAATGCGACCTAAAACCCGTTTCCGTATAACTACAAGGCACACTCCACCACTCGACATGGTCAGTATGAGAAAAGTATTCGGGAATGTGAACTAACTTTATGTCTATGCCACAATGCGAAATGTTATATATTATTTTTTGTAAATCTCTAGTCATAATTCAAAGAGGTTTAATTGTTTGGGTGGTTCTTTATCCCAACCAATTTTGCCTAAAGATTTTAATGCACCAAAGTTTGTCCACAATTCGTGATTTCTATTAACACTCATA